GAAAGGAGACGCTCACGCATCTCTTCTCCAAATCCCTCAATGAGCCAGTGCGCGCAGGCACCAAGATTCGATGCATCTCGGGAAGAGGTCATACGACCTCTTAAATCCGCCGAGGTATCAAGTACCCTCGACTGCCCCTTAAGGAGACCCATATTAACATAGGGAACCCAATCGGCCCGATAAGTCACAGAGTGACTAATCGAACGACGGACGCAGCGAGAATGAGTACAGATACCATCAGGGCCAACTCTTAACGTGCCATCCACATTTCTGTGGTTACACGGTCTAGAGTCGTCATCCGAGGAATCAGAATCAATACGAGAGAGACCACTGTCATTCAACAGGGAGGACTCACGAAGACAGAATAACATCGAGTTGATCATACAAAATGACCGACTGGTGTAATTCTTACCAAGTGAGAACTTCAAACCTATCTTTTGAGTTAGGTCTTTCCAAATCTCGTAATGGCGCGCATTATCAGCAAAGAAGAGAACATCATCACCGTTAATCTTAATCGGTAAGTCCTTAAGAAGATAGGTTCTCCTAATAGGGAGGCCTTCACTTCTGGACACTTCGAAGGAATAACGAGTGATGGCAGCATTAATGATACAAAGAACAGGAAAACTAAGCGGTGAGCCCATTAACTGACCCCACTTCTGTTGACCTGGAGAATCCTCTCCATAGTCAATCAAGTGACGGCTCATAGTAGGCAACAGAATCGTAAGATCCTCCATAGAGAATCCAAGGGAGGCCCAGATTGCTTCTAAACACTCTTCAGAGGCAGACGGATCTAAAAAGTCCGTCGCGGCTTTGTAATCCCCGGACACCATAAATCCATTACTGGATAAAGGGTGCTGAAGGACAAAGCTCTGAAGACTCTCATTTGTTACCTGAGAGTGTGTCCACTCGAAAGTGGGATGAGCACCTAGAAGATCGTGAATAGGCTTCTGGTACATCCGTGCAAGTACATACTTGTGCGGAGGTCCAGTAGTTATTACACGAACCTTAAATGGCTCAAGAATTAACTGGGGTTTACACAACGGGTCCTCAAGGAGGGCCTTTGCGCGAATCCATTTCATCGCATCCTGTAAATCTAACTGTTTACCACGTAACTCAAATACCCGGCCAGAGCGCTCAAACATCGTTATAAGTCGATCATCTGAGAGTTGGAAGCTAACACCTCCTTCTCTTCGAAGAATTTCCTCACGAAGACATTCTAGCGCTCCTCCTTCACGCCTACTCCAGCCCCAGTGGGCAGAAGCGGACGGATGACGGAAAGCCGGGGTACTACGTTCAATAATAGGGCCATCGCGTTTAACACGCAGTGTCGACATACCAGATGTCGAGGGGGAAAACTCCCTCCGAGGCCGACCGTAGATCTCGTAAACAGTACGAACCACCTGATCAACAAGATCATGGCATGGTTCATCATTATGCTCAGTGCAAAGACGATCTTTATGCTCAGTTAAGTTCTTAGCTTGAATGCGAGCTCCAACAGGGGGTGAACCCCGCTTGAGCTGCAT